AGAACAGCACCACAGAAATGAGTACGGCGCGTCGTTTTCCGACAGTATCCATTGCGCGGGTTCTGACAACGATATTGGATACCCACGATGTTTATTTCTAGCTAATTCGTCGTAATCGTGAATGGCTTTCATCAAAACGGCAGCAACCAATCGTGTGCATTGAGTTGCTTGTTGCTTGTTGTATGCGTCGTTCATTTCTGTTTCCCCCAAGATAAGGTTGGTTTAGGCTCCGGTACACACGGCACCGTCACAGCAGGTATCTCCATCCATCTCGCCCATGCAGCATCCCACACGGGTCTGCCAAAAAATCCCAGCGTGGCAAATACTCCCGCCGAAAACAACATCGACAAGACAACGTGCCGCAGTGCATGGGGGTGCTCTTCAACGATGTAGTGCTTGTTCATTTCTTTTCTCCTCTGATGGCTACTGGCATAGCCCCTAACGTATCGTTACCGCGCCATAAATCTCTGAGCATTCCAGCAATCATCCGGCAACGCGCTTGGTTTTCTCCATGCTCTGCATTCTCAAGCCAGTCAAGCGATGGCTTCATTAGCCAGTTGACGTTAGGACCACCGCTAACTTTCCTTGCTGCATCAGCCTCCAGCGCGGCGCACTTGGCCTCGGCAGCTTTTGCGCGTTCGTGCAGTTCTTTCATTACTTCCAGTACAGCCTTTTCGTGCTTCATCAGGATGCACTTGATCATGTGCAGCGGTGTTTCGATCATTACCTCCGCACATGCCTCTATCTTATCGACCGCCAGCACGATTTGTTTTTCCTCCGCCTTGGTCAGCACCAACGCCCTCGATTGCGGCGTTGTAGCCAGAGTACCAACCTTGTACGTTTTCATTTGCTGGCTCCTTGCAGGGCGGCTCGGGCAGACATTGCGGCGTTCTCACAATCTTCCGCCAAGCAATGCCCATCACAGTCTGCTTCGTCGTAATGCACCATGTACTCCATTACAGGATTGGTGCTCAAGAATCTCTCTGTTGCATCAAGCAAAATGACAGACCGTTCCAACGCCTCCCGCAGCTTGGCAATGTCAGTCATTTGTTTCCCCATTTCGGCAACTTTCCGTTTTCGATGAGCCACAACCGCTTTTTACGCAACCACTGCACCGCCTTGACCCACTTGGCAGCGTTGCGGCGATTCTCGTGTAGACGTCTCGCTCTTTGGGTCAGGCTCATTTCTGTCCCCTGCGCGGATCGTCCAAGCGAGCGTCGTCGAACTGCGGCTGGGCACGGCGAGAGAACGGGTCGGTACCGCTCACGTTGCATTCGCCGGAGTCGGCACGGTGCGGAAAGCGGTACGCCTCGCAGCGGCACGGCACCGCAAAGCGTTTGGACATCGGTTTCCAGGTTGAGATAGCGCTCATACAGTTTCTCCTAGTTATAAAGTTATCAGTTACAGCCCCGAGTATAGCCTCTTTCGGTTTTTCAGGCAAATTGTATTTTACAATCACGTTCGTTCTCCTGATTGTTTTTGCCAATCACGCGTAACGGGTCTCGTGCAGCCAGCGGGCTATGAGTAGTGCCTCGGCGCGGTCGGCGTGTTTTTTGAGGTTCAATGGAGCCTCTGGAAACAACCTAACGGCTAGGGCGCGGCTCGCCTCCTTGTCGCTCGTCAGTTTGAAATGTTTTTTCCAGGTCACCGGGCTAACGTAGTGTAGCTCGATGCCCAGCACCGCGACCACGGCCCGTAGGGAACCGAAGCTGTCCCCTAGCGAGAATACCGAGGACACCCCCTGGCCGGGCATCGCGTTAACTCTCTCGAGCACCACCGCTACAAACTCGCCCGAGCCGTGCGAGGCCGAGCGGAGCATGTGCGCCACCCCCGCCGAGTCCACTTCGCGCTTAACGCTGCCTCGCGAGCCTTTGGCCACCGTAGGGATATCCAGCACGCTTTCGAAGCGCCCGTTGTTGAGCCGCCCTATAGCTCCTGTAAGTCCCGGGTCGATGCCGATGCAGATCATTCTCAGAGCTCCTCGTAAGCCGGGCACCCGGCTTTCTGTTCTTCTAGGCTGAGGGTGGTGCCCGCTTTCTCGCAGGTCCACGTGCCTTCCGCCGAGGGTACCGCTGAACGACACGTGCGGCAGTGCCTCAACGGGGCAACTTGCTTCAGGCACACGGCTTTCTGCGAGCAGAACTTGCAGTCAAAGCTGTCAGCCTTGTCGCTGATACCCGCTGGGCGCATTTTCGCGGTCACCAGGGTGATTATCTTTTCGGTGAGTTTTTTCTGGGCGGGCTTGTCTTCCTTGATACGCTCGACGTAAATCCGTTCGTCGTCCTTGCACACCCCCACGTAGATAGTCCGTGTGAGCTTGGAGAATTCCATGGTGCTCAGCACCTGCCCCCAGTGCACCGGCTTGGAGTACTCGACGCCTTTCTTTACCAGCTGCTCAAAGCTGGCCTTGTTGTGGGTTTTTATCTCCAGCGCGTGAGGGGTCTTCTCGCTGTCGGGCACCCCTTTTATTACCCCGTCCATCTTGGTCACAAAATGCCCGGTCGAGTCGCCGAACGCGAACTGTGAGCCGTCTTCCTGCTTGTCGAACACCTCGAACCCCGCCTTGCGCAGGTCGTCGACTATACGTGCCTCTTGCCAGTGGCCGGTGCCGAAGAGCCTGAGCATACGCCCCTCGAACGTCTCCCTGGAGTACCCTCGCCACCCCAACCACCCTTTGCGGATACACGCCTCCCCCAGGAACGACGAGCCGATTCGCCCCAGGTACATTCCCGGGTTCTCGGCGGCTTCGGCCTGTTCGTAGGCGCGGTAGATGCGGTCTATAATGACCTGCGTGGGGCGGGGCGGTAGGGCTACCATGATTTTAATTCTCCGTTATAAATTAGGAAAAAACCTCGCTCGGGAGGAGGATGGAGTACCCCACCCGAGCGAGTAAAGCACCCCCGCGAGACTAGTCCCAGGGGTTGGCCGCGCCTTTGCCCTTGGCGGCTGCCGGGGAGGGCTTGGTAGGGGCGGGGGGCTTAGGGGCGGGGCTGCCCGGCACGGCGGTGAACAGGAACGCCTTAATTTCATTCCGCGCAGCGTACCCGTCCCGTGCCGGCTCGATACCCACCGCTGCCGAGAACGGCACCCCCAGCAGCTTGTCGGTGTCGTCGGCGTCGGGCTTGCCCGCTGCCGTGGCCCAGCTGACCAACTGCTGGCGACCGATCTTCTGCGCCTTCTCGCTGGGGTTGTTGATGTTGAAGTTCAGCCAGACCTTGCGGCCCGCGTACTGGCCCTTGACCACCTCGAACGCGGTGGCGATGTAGCTGCCGGTGCCCGCCTTAGTCTGCTTCTCCTCGGCGTCGGTAGCCTTGAGCGTGTACTCGCCCTCCGGGATGGGGTCAAAGCTGCCCCGCTCGTTGACGTCAACTTCCTTGGTGTCGAATCCGAATTTTGCCATTTCAAACTGCTCCTTAAATTGATGTGTTGAAGGTATCAGGTTATTGTACTACGGGTACTACGCGGGCCAGGTTCTCGGCGGTCATCTCGACGGTGTCTGGGCAGTTGTAGCGGTTCTTGGCCACATAGGCCGGGTTCTCAACGAAGTGCAACATGCGCTCCCCGGTCGTTGTGCCCCGGCTGACGGTGTTGTTGAACCCCACCTCGGACTTCTTGACGAGCACCTTGAAGGCCGCGAACGCCAACACGTCCACCCACTCCTGGAGCAACGCATTGCTGCGGGTAGGAATCTTGGGCTGAAAGCGGTCGTAAGGCTCCGACCGGGGGTCTTCGTACTTGACCGTGGCGGCGTGAGCGAGCAGGAGGATGTTCATGTGGCGCTTGCGGCGCAGCACGTCCAACCCCTGGAGCAGCTCCCGGAACTCCTCGGCAATAAACATCGCCCCCTTGCCGTAGGACAAGTCCTTGGCCTCGTGGCTCCCCTCGACGCTGCTCGTGATGAGCGGCTCGATGAGCCAATCGACCGAGTCGATTACAAGGGTGCGGAAGTCGTGCTCTTCTTTGATGAGGGTCTTGATGGCATTCGCCACGTCCTCCACGGTGTGCGCTCTGGGGAACGACGTAACGTCCAAGGCATCTATCCCATCCTCGGTGCTGATGAAAATAGGCCGGGGCATAGCCGACCCCAACGTAGATTTTCCGATACCGTGCCCCCCGTACACACAGATACGCGGGGCTAGTTCCTGCTTGCCGTGCACCAGGCCCGTTCTCCAGTCCGGAGGAGGCGCTAGGGTTTCAACAGTAACCACTTCGAGTTTCTTCTCTTTGGTAGCCATTTGGTTTCCTTTCATGGTTGCGGCGGTTGGCGTTCCGCCTTGTTAATTCGGTTGTGCGTCTTCGTCCGGCTGCTCGCCGTAGAAGTTCCATTCCTGCGGGGCGTATTCAAAAGACTCGCGGTCCCAGCGTAGCACGTTCACTTTCCAGTGAATATCGGTGACCACGGCCATACACACCGCGCACAGCGTCGGGTCACCTATCATCAGCAAGAAGTCACCGTCCTGCCACCCGGCCAACACCCGCCGAGCGTGAATTACCATCTTAGGGGTGTTATACACCCGACCGATAGAGCTGAAAACTTCCTTAATCCGACCGAACCGTTCGGCGTCTGAGAAGTCCTTGCGGCTGTCGTTGTACACCACGTACACGGTAGCGCTATTGCCCGGTGGGTTAGTTTCCATTTTTAGCTTTCCTCTTAGGTTTTACAGGGGCGACGCGCTGTCGCTGGGCTTCGGTGAGGTAGGCTTCGCAGCCCACCGCCACCGCTATCTTGTGCGCTTCGGTAATGTACCACTCGTAGTCCAGGTCCTCGGGGTGCCCCCCGGCGGGGTCTAACACCATGCAGGCCCGCCCGCCGTCGGTCTTGGCAACCAGGTTGCCGTTCGTGCAGTACTGTATGGGCTGCAGGCCGGGTAGGTTGGATTGGTACCACCGCACCACCTTGCCCAGATACCCGCCACCCTGCTCACCGCCGCCCGTGACGTTGCGCGCACTCAGGAAGTCCACGAACCGCGCCGCCCGAATCGTCTGCTCTATAGGAGTACCGTTCGCCAACCACTCCGCCACGGCGTCAGCGCACACCTGCGCGGTTGGATTCTTCTTGAGCGTCGGCTTGTCCTTACCGTTGTAGCGCTCGATGCAAGGGGTATAAATACCCTTCATCTTAGTCTGGCGGTCGGTCTTGACCGCAATATAATTGTTGACGTCCTTCATAGCCAGCGCCCGGTACGGAGTATATTCGAAGCTGAATCTCGAGACCTCGCTAAACCGCCGGACCACGTGCTCCACGCCCTCTTGGTGCTCGGGCGGGTACTTGACGGCGATACCGTCCGTGTTGGCGCTGAGTATCTCTACCCCCGCGTACTCAAGCCACTCAATCAACATGAGCAGCGTGAACTGCCCCGTCAGCGTCACAGCGAGCATCAGGTCCGGCGAGTACAACGGCGACCACCGGCTAGCCAGCTTACCGAACGTACCGTTCATGGAAATCTTGAGCGTGGCGTCGGTGGCCTTGTCGCCCCGGCGCTTGGCCTCGAATCGCTCGGTGTAGATACGCCTGTACTCGTCCACGAAGGCCTGGCCCAAGTCCTTAGGCCCGAACCCGCACTCCAGGATTATCGACGGGTAGAACGACGCGGCGTCGATGTCGCAAATAACGTCCTCACCGGCGATGTGGCACACCTTGCGGTCGTGGGTGCTGTGTATGCCCCCCACCCCGAGCTGGTAAGTGCCCGAGCCGAACCTCACCACCTCCTTGCCCAGAAAATCGGGCAGCCTGACGTGCCCCGTGTTCGGGCTGACGTCGAAAACGTGCTCGGTCACTTTCTTGAGCAGTGCCTCGAGGGTTGGGTCAGCGAACCTAAGAAAGCTCGGCGGAGCGTACCGAACGGTCTTAGGGATGGTGTTCTCGCGCCGCTTCAAACCGAGGGTCTTGATGTAGGCGGCTTCGGCCATCTGGGAGTCCGACCGACTGCGCATGTCCACCCCGTACCGCCGGGACATGTCCACCCGCAGCGTGAGCTCGGAGTCCAACTGCCGGAGTAATTCATGCGTGGTGTCCAGGTCATTATGGCAATACTCGATGACCTCCCCGCGCTGCTCGACGGTGATCGGCTGGTCATGTGCCATCGGCATATCCTGCAGCCGGGGCATGTGCATACGCGCACCGTAGGCTTTCAGCCCCACGAACGAGGGAGCGACTTCGATTAGGTCAACGGTGTCCATGCGCACCGGGGAGAGCATGTACGAGCGTAGAGCTTTCAAGGCTGGCATGCGATTCACGATGAGCTGGTCGGCGATGTTCTTCATCTGCCCCTCCGTGCGCCCGGCGCAGAACGCCGCTACTATAACGTCGTCAAAGCTGTGGTTGTTGAACCCGATAAACACCGCGTCCTCTTGCTCCAGGAAACCCCGTAGCGCCCCGGGCGCTCCTTCGCGCTGGCGTTCGAAGTCGAAAACCTCCCCCGAGTCCACGTTTTTAGCGCTGACCAGGGTGTAGTTGGGGAGGGTTTCGCAGTCAAACACGAAGGTGCTCATCGATCTTGATTAACGTAGCCCGGCCCCGCCTGGCTACCGTCATCAACGGGCATAGGATGGCCGGTGGGGGCGAAGTGGTCGTAAGCACTCACGGGCCGGTACCGAGGGGGCGCACCCCGGGTGTCTTCCTTAGCTTCCTCTAGCTCGATGAGCTTGTCGAGGTAGTGGCGAGCCTTGCGCAGGTCCTCTGCGGGTTTGCCTTTGAGATAGCATCGCTCGATGTACTTGGTTGCGGCGGCTTGCCAGTAGTTCATCTTGAGCCGCCAGACGCGGTCCCAATGTTCTTCGCCGCCCTGTTTGTAATGGTCGCCGCCGACCTGCGTGTCGTTAGCTGCCATGTCAATCCTCCAGCGCGATGTCTTTGATGGTTTCGAACAGCTCACGCTCTAGGCCTACGAGTAGCATGCTTTCCGCGTAGCTCAGGTAGCGGTTGTATACCGTCCACATCGCCTCGTTGCCCAGACGTGTTTCCTGGGCGCAGAACAGAGAGCCTTGGGCTATGTCGGCCAGCTTGAGGGTGCGCTCCTCTGCGTCGGTCAGCAGCGGCAGAGTCAACCCCGCAGCGTCGAGCAGCTCGCTCTCGAGGGCCGAAACCTGCTCCCCGATACCGTACTGGCGCTTAGCGGGCGAGGGGATATCCCCGGTCTGGTGCTCGGCCAGGTCGTGCAACAGCGCCGCCCGTAGAAGGTTGGCCGAGGGCTGCCGCACCAGCAACAAACACAGCGCGGCCACCCCGTGGGAGTGATGCCCCACGGTCTCAGTGACTAGAGTGCGGATGGTATGGTACCGGCGGACGTCGGCCCCGAGCATAATAAATTCAATTTGTTCTCTCACGACTGTTATCCTTTATTGAGTTATTGAGTTACAGCACAAAGTATAGCGTCAAAAACCCGCGAGCGGGCAAATTATTTTGCCTTAGCTAGCTCGCGTCTTTCAACCCACTCCGCCACCGCCTTGCGCCAGTCCTCGGCGCGGATTTGCGCCACGTACTCCCCGCCCCGACTGCTCTTCTCCCGGCGCACCCGGCTCACGTTGGCCATAGGCACCGCGACCGCATTGAAGAACGCATTCTCGTAAAGTGATGAAACCGAGTACGGGTCGGTGCAGAAATACTCGCAGTCGCGCAGGAAGCTACGCCAGTCCCGCCCCCAGAACAGCGGGCGAGGCAGCACCCCGAAATCTTCCGACGTGTAGTAGTCGTAGTCCTCAGGCTCGGGCGGGATGTCTATGTGCTTAGCGGCGTCGTACAAGTCAAGGTACAGATGGAGGTTGTTGCTCACCTGGCGGTACTCCCCCAGAGGTAACCCGAGCGCCAGCGCTACGAACTCCTGAAGGACGCTGAAATGCACCGCGTTAGCGCCGTACGCCCCCCACCAGATATCGTTCGAGCGATTGAACACCGTCATGTTGAGTCGCCCCCGACGGCAGTCGAATACGGCGCTGAGGTTGCAGGCTTTGTCCTTAGAGGGCCACGAGAGGTCCCGCACCGACCACATCTGCAACACCGCCTGACGGCTCGTGGGGTCGTCCTGGAGTATACCGATGACCTGCTCGAGCTGATCAAAGCCGAAGCTCTGCCGCCAGCGGTACCCGTAGGCTGCGTTGAACGCCAGCCCGTCGTCGCTGAACTGCTTGATGTTGCTGTTGAACTGGTCGAGGAACGCGACGTCGTTGCGCCCGGCGAGCATCCAGATTGCCTCCATCAGGTGGAAAATGGGGTTAGCGTCCCGCCCCGCGTGGAACAACACCCGTTCGGCGGGGCGTTCGTAGACGGTCATCACCGGCTCGGGGAAGGCCACCACCGCGCCGTTGCGGGTCTTCTCAACGGGCAGCTCTCCGACCGCCGCCAGCGCCTTGAGTCGCCAGAACACCTCCGAGAAGGCGTGATTCACATTGCGTACACGTATTTCCATGTTCAGAACTCCGTTTCGGGTTTATAGCTGTTCTTGGGGCGCACCCCGTCGACCTTGTAAGCGGCATACTTGCCGTATTCGCAGAGCGTATTCTGTACGTCGTGCAACGTGAGGTCGTCTATCCTCAAGTCCGACTGAATGGCTCGGTCTAACACCTGCAGCTCGAGGTTGAAGTCGTCCTGGTCCCAGGTCTTAGTAGGCTTAAGCCCCAGCACGTAATTCAATCCCCGCTGACTGCCCGGCCCCAGGGGGGCGAAGTCGTACAAGTCAGCCGCCAACCCGAGCTGCTTGGGGGTGTAGGTGAGGTCGGCCACCACTTGGCCCGACATGAACGTGCTCACCCCGAAGCACACGGTCAGCGCCTCGACTACGACTTCAACGCGCTGGTGTTCGATGGCCTTGCGTATCAAACTAGCGTGCGCCTGGGCGGGCTTTATTATATGCTCAGAAAGAGCGTACGCTTTTGAACGCCCTCGGGCCTTGCCGGTGGGGTAAACCATGTACGCCCCGGAAAAGGTTTTCTTGTTCCCCGCCGCCCACTCTTCCATGGCCGCTACAAAGTAATCTTGCTGGAACTCGTCCACCGCCTTCGGCAACAACCCCAGGTCGAGTAGCATCGTCAGCGTGGGGGGCCAGTTGATCAGCCGAGCCACGAGGAGCATGAACCACAAGTCCTCGCGCTCTTCGTTAGGTACGATGAGGTTCTTGATCACCCACTGCGTCACCCGGTCGTCGCGGCGATGGATGTTGGTGAACTTGTACTTAGCGAGCACAGGGTCCTGGGTGTAGGGCGGGGGGAAGTCGTTCGCCCGCGCCTGGCGTATCGCCTCGCGCTCCCAGACGAAGTACAAGTAACCCTCCACCGAGCGAACTTCGCTCCGCGTCTCGGGTTCGGGGTAAGGGCAGTTCTCGTTCATGATTTTGATTATCCCTTTTCAGCTTCGCGCAGGTACCCCACCACCGCCCCCACCGCATCGGTGTGGTCAATCCAGCGCACGTCATACCCCCCGGCGAGCGTCAACAGCTCAGCGCTGCGGCGGCATTGGGCATAGGCGCTGAGCATAGTTTTTTCTGGGTCAAAGGGTTTGGTGTTACCCGCAGCCGCCCGGCGCGCAAAAACCCGCTCTAGGCACGTGTCCCAGGGCGTGTCAAGAAACCCGAAGATGGCTCCGTGTTCTTTGAGGATCGGGGCCACGTGCCCCCCGGCACTTGACTTTGACATCAGCAGCCCCTCCACAAGCACGTGCCCCACCGCCACCGCCTTGACCACCCGGGTGGCGATTTCCTCTTGGGTGCTGATGCCGTCGGCCCCGCCACACGCATTGGCGTAACTCCCCACAACGTACACCGGACTCATCACGCCCCAAGCCCTCGCGTCAATGTGGTAGCCTAAAGGACGCGCCGCCCGACCCAACGGCTGACTCGGTAGGCGGTCTATAAAATGACGCACCGCGTGGGTTTTACCCGACCCGTTGCACCCGCGCAGGTTCACTATTTGATTTTTCATTATGACGCCTCTCTCGATGTTATAAAGTTATCCGCTCTGTACGGCACCCCGGTGTCCCGGAACAACCGCGCCTTCTCAGCCCTCGGGGTGGCCTTCGGCTCGCACTCCTCCCGTAACCACTCCGGTAGGCACCCGGCGCGTATTTCAATAAACGGCTCGGTCACGCCCCCCAGGTTGCGCTCAGTATACCATTTAATGCGGTCGAGCGCCATATCGGCGTAAACCCCCGGGTAGCGCCGCCCGAAGAATCCGTTCTTGAACGTGCAGAGGTTTGATTCCAGCGTGAAATAGCCCGCGTCAGGGTGATTACAGCGCCCCCGGAACTCGTTCAAGAAGTCCGCTGCCTGGTGGGCGAGGTGCGTGCACATGCCGTTGAAATTCGGGTAGGTGCCGTCGTGTCCGTTGGCCATGCGCTTGTCCCAGACCTGGTCGTCGTGCCCCAGCAGGAGCAACAACCCATTGCGGTGGGACTTGCTGCCCGACCGGTCCTCCAGGAACAACCGGTCGCAGTCCGCCCCGAAGCCCATAATCTTGACGTACTCTAAGTACGAGAAGGACGCCAGACGCCCGAACGAATAAAACTGACCCGTTACCCTAGCCCACAGATCGGGGAAGCTCCCGGTGAGCATAGCGGCCTGCGACCCGTGGTCCTCGGCGAGCTTTGAGTAGTGATACACCGCATTCGGGAAGTCTCGCTTCTGGTGCCGGCGATCAATGTCGAACGACAAGCAAGCCCACTCGGTGTCGAACCACTCTTTGAGCCGCGTAAACTCAGCTGCCCGCCGGGGCATCTCGGGGAACTTCTGGACTATGCGCAACGAGGTTATCGGGTTCTGGGTGTTGCCGTTGAGGAACGCAAACCACAGCCGCTGCTCGGCGTCCCAGCCGAAGTGTTCCGCCAACGCCGGCATGTACAAGTACACGAGGCCGGGCATGACGCGGTGCTCAAGGTTCATGCGGTACAGCTGCTTGAAGTAGTCCGGGCGGTGCTCAGGTTGGCGGTAGTCCTTCACAGCAGCCCCCACCCAAACATGAACACTCTGAATAGCAGCTTACAAACAACGCCGGCAAAAAACAACATCACAAACCCTGCAAGCGCATACCCCGCGAGCGGAAGCACATCAGAGAAAAAGTAAGAGGTTGATTTCATGTTACAAACACCCCCACGCGATGAGCTGTGCGCGGGTGGCCGTGAACCCGGAAGCGTTCTTGTGCCCCCCGCCCCCGAACGACTTAGCAATCAGACTCACGTCATAGTCTCCGTTCGAGCGCAGCGAACAGGCGTACTCTCCCCCCGCCGTCACCCACCATAGCAGCCCGAAGGTGCCCGAACGATTAGCCAGCGCATGGCCTACGTCCGAGCTAAGATGGGCGGGGCAATTAGCCACCAGACCCACAAACAACCCTTCCCCACCGGCGGGTAACAGTCGACATTCCCGGGCGCAGCCTCGAACCACCGCCGCGACGTTCTGGTTGTGCGCTCGGAGCAGCGCCTCGCCTTGGCCTACGAATCTCATATAGGCAGCGTGGCCCGCCTCTCGGCCCGGTGAGGGGAACGGGTAATGGTCGAGCAGATCGAAAAACAGCTCAGGGGTCCACGGCACGCACGACCACAGAGCCTTGGTGTAGGCTTTAGTTTGAGGCCACTTGAACTGCCAGCGGTCGTAGTCGTCGAGGTGATGATACAACACCGGCACCGGGCGGGTTGGCATCAGCTCTTCGAAGGTTAACACCGCCCCCGAGCGTGACTCGTCGTGCACGATGACAAACGAATCGCTCTCGCCGTGCAGACGCCCGCCGGGGTCGTAGTCGGTCTCGAGCATCTGCCTCGCGGTCTGCCGACTCGTGGTGTGGTGATCGTACCAGTAGAGCATTTCTGCCTTTTGGCAGAGGAACCGCATGTCCTCCAGCGGGAAGCTGAAGTCCACCACGTAAACCGTGCGGTCCTCGACGCCCCCTGGGGTCTGCTCCAGGGCTTTGATCAGGCTTTCCGGCCCGTAGTTGACCGGCACCCGCTCGATGTCCCCCTCGTGGAGCTGTACGGCGAACGCGGCTCCGTAGCCGTCCGCACAGTTGGCGTGATAATAGACAACGGGTTTCATACCGGTACCTCTATCAGTCGGATCTGGTTAGTGGCGGTCTTGCGCAACACGATGATCTTGCGCGGCTGCTCCACCCCCAGCGCAGCGGCCACCGCCACGGCCAGGGGCTTCGGGTGGAGCTGGGTGATCAGCACCACGGGGGGAACGGCTTCGCGTCGGCTCATATGGCCTCCGGGGGTTTAGGTAGCGGCATCCAGTGCGTAGGCTTATCGCAGAACGGCCCATCTCTATCATTACTCCCCCATGACTTTTCTCTTATTGGTACTCCATTCATCCAGTAGTGATTCGCCCAACGGGCATTGACCACGCGGTGTTTGTAATGCCCATCCCACAAGTCAATGACCGTTCCATCCTTCGGTGCGGTTTCAATCGGTTGCCAGATCATGTCTTCACCTTGCGTTCAACGGTGTGCATATTGTCGGGCAAGGCGCAGTAAATTCTGTTGCCAAAAACTTGCACATCAAACGCAAGACAATATGCAACCGGATTCACTTTGTTGTATTGCTGGATAGCAACCATTACGTTTGCTTCTGGATCAAGGGTTGCTAACTGGGTGATTAGGTCTTTGGTTTTCACTTCGCCTCCGGCGCATGGGCCAGGCGGAACCGCCGACCGTTGATGTCGACCTCGACCAGCTCGCCGAGCTTGGCTGCCGTGTACAGGGTGCGCGTCAGACGGTCATGCTGGGCGCTGGTCATCCAGTCGGGGTTCTCGCGGCGCACAGCGTAGGCGTTGCGCCAGGTGTGCTTTGTGCCCACGAGCCGTATCTCGCGGTTCAGCTTGAGCGAGGCCTTCATGTTGGGGCGGGGGGTTGTTTCAGTTTTCTCAGGGGTTAACTTTTCAAGGGCTGTAGTTACAGCCTTGTTGACCAGCATGCCCGGCGTTGTGTAGCGGGTGGTGGCCTCAGAGGATCTCTTTGCAGCTTTCTCAGCCGCCTTGGTAGCTCCTGCCCCCGGCGCGGGTAGGAGCGCAATGCAGCGAGCCTCGGCAGTGGCCCGGTTGACGAACTTCTTGACCGGCTTGGTGGGGTTCTGGGAATTGTAGAAGGCCACCAGGTCGGCGGTCTTGGCAGCTTTTACGAGTTCAACTGAGTTCATAGCGGGGACTCCTTGAGGGTTTTCAGGAACTGCTGGGGGGTTTGTTTCTTGGGTTTTACAGGAGGCACGGTCTTGGGGAACGGCCATGCCTCCTTGGGGTGGAGCTTGGTGACTGGCTGTTTCATTGCTCGATTTCGCCGAGGGACTCGAGGGCTTCTTCCGGGGAGGAGGCTTGCGCTGCCGAGCTGAGCGTGTTGGCGGCTTCTTCGATTTTCTGGCCATTGTCGGACTGCTGAAGACCTTCCGACATGTTGTCGAACTTCTCCTGCTCGGCGTCCGCCAGCGTTTCGATCTCTTCTTTGATGGTCTCGAAGTCTGCCTGAAGCTGTTCGAGTTGCGACACCAGGGCGGCTACGGTCTTGCGGTCTTGTGCGTTCATTTTAATTCTCCAGTTATCAAGTTATTAAGTGGGTGAAACTGAAACGAGTATAAGTGAGTCCAGGCTGAAAGGCAAATTGTATTTTCCAATCGGCCTGGAGGTTGTGATTGCTTTTGCCAATCAGTAGTCGGCCTCGTCGTAGGCCCAGCCGTCCCGAACGCATTCGGCGCGACCGTAGTTGGGGATAAGCTCTTGGCCGCTCATGTTGTAGACCCGACCGCAAGCGCAGGTGTTCTCGCGGGCCGAGTGCAGGCAGATGTGCTTACCACAGGTGCACTCCGCCACCGCCGCCTCTACCCAGCGACGGGAGGAGGTGTGCACGTAGGGGGCGTCGAACTCGGTGCCGACCCCGGCCAGGGCGTCCTTGTAGGATTGGGCACCGACCGCAAACTCGAAGGGCTTTACCGCCCCGTGCTCGTCGCAGTCGAACGAACAGCCCGAGCCGGGGTGGAGGAGGCTGTCGAAGTTCAGGCTGTGCTCAACAATAACGGTCGGGGTGCGGGGTGAGATGATTTTGAGGCTCATGATGCGTTCCTGATAATTCCGGCCTTCACGCCGAGCTTGCGCACGACGTAGCCGTTGATCGATTGCGAGTTGAAGCCGCCCGTGATCTCGCGGATCGTCTCGCTGAAGATCGTCGCGCCCGGGCCCGCGTGCTCGGCGTTGATGCGCGCGATCGTCGCGAGCGCTTCGTCCTTCGACATGCGCCCGATGACTGCGCCGACGCGTCGGCGCATGGTGGTGGTGGTGGTGGTGGTGTTCATAGTGTGTCTCCTAGTTATTGGGGGAGGTTGGGGGGTTACAGCGACTGCGGCTGGACTTGAACCGCGTAGCCCAGGGTCTTGATGTGCTCCAAGGTGCGGGGGGTGAGGGTCTTGGTCTCGGCGATCTGGGCGAACAACTTGGCGGTCTCGCAGACCGGGTACACGTTGCGCATGCCGTAGACTTCTTTGATGCTGACGAGGATGGTGTTCATGTCAGTACACCCGGCTGAACTGCAGAGATTCTTTGTTTGAATAATCCCAAACCTTACCTTGGATGTCGACCGCAACCCCGCCGCTAACCATGCGCTCGACAACCTTGCCAATGCGAACGGTTTTCCCGTTCGGGCATTCAGCCGAATAGATTATTGGAGCCGGCAGGCTTTCAGGTATCGATACGAATTGACCGACAACCAGATAATCGGTAGCTTTGCGAACTGTTTTCATAGTAGGTCTCCTAGTGTTATTCAGTTATGAAGTTATGCAACTGAATTCAGTATAACCCATGAATTGCGAAAAGGCAAGCGTTATTTTTGGGTTCACCCATTTTATTTTTAATCACTGGTCGAAGGTTGATTGTTTTTTGCCGATTTGCCTTTTGCGCCGAGAGCAGGCATACTGCGGGGGCAAGTCGCCAATATAACAGGATAACTCAACTATGAAACTGCGCCCCTACCAGCAACACGCCGTCTCCGCGCTGCACGACTCCCTCAAGCGCGGTGCCTCCCCCGTAGTGCAGCTGCCCACCGGCACGGGCAAGTCCCTAGTACTAGCCGAAACTGTACGCCGCCTACGAGCAGCTAAGCGCCGAACGTGGGTGGTCACGCACGTTCAGGAGCTCGTAGCGCAGAACGCCGTGGCCTATGAGCGGCTCACTATGCAGCGCCCTAGCGTCTACTGCGCGGGGTTGTCCCGTAGGGAGTCGGGCGACGTTATCTACGGCTCGGTGCAGTCGATGATAGGCGCAGCCCTACGCGACGAGCTGCCCGCCCCGGACGTTATCCTCGTAGACGAAGCTCATAGGGTACCTCATAGGGGCAGCGACGCCCAGCTGTACAAAAACCTGTTCACCCGCTTTCCGGCGGCGCGGCGGGGCGGGTGCACGGCGACCCCGTGGCGACTCGACGACGGACGTATCTACGGCACCGACCCCGAGGACTTCTGGTTCGACACCCTGGCGTACCGCTACACGGTGCCCGAGGCGGTGACCGACGGGTGGTTGTGCCCCTTAGTAGGGGTCGAAACCGCCGTGCAGCTTAACATAGAGGGCGTCGCGGTGCAGGGCGACTACGTGCAGTCGGAGGTTAATGACCGAGAGGACGAGGCGTGGCTCAAAGCCGCGTGTGCCTCTATAGCGCTACTAGCGGAAAAGCGTCGCCACATCGCGGTGTACAGCCCCGGAGTTACCGCCGCTATACGCACGGCGGCGGCGCTCAGTCAGGCGCTAGGGGGCGCTCGAGTGGAGACGCTCACCGGCTCGCTCAACTCCGCGGACCGCGCTGCCGTGCTGGAGCGTTTTACCTCGGGGCGCACCCGTGCTCTAGTGTCGGTGGACGTGCTCACCACAGGCTTCGACTTCCCCGCGCTGGACTGCGTAGCGGTGCTCCGCCCCACGGTGTCCTCGGGGCTGTGGGTGCAGATAGCGGGACGCGGAACGCGGCTCGCCTCCGGTAAAAAGAACTGCCTGTTGCTCGACTACGTGGGCAACCTACAGCGGCTCGGGGGCGTGGACATGCTCGACACCTACTACCGGGAAAAGGACGGGCGCGTCACCGAGGAGCGCCCCGCCACCCCTAAGCCCCGGGTGGTCAAGCCGGAGACGCCCGGGGTGCGGGGGCTGTTGCCCATAGACCCGATGACCGGGAAAGACATCACCGCTTCGAGTCTTGTACGGGTCCAAGTTCACAAATCCACGGCGGTGGCCCTCCACCGCAAGGCTCGCGAGGGGCAACAGTTCCTGCTCATCAGCCACAACACCACCACTCCCGAGGGGGCGCGCATTCTCGCCACCCAAGTATTGTACCCGGAGCAACCCGGCCACCGCGACACCCAGGCTAAACTACTCGCCCGGGGCATACGGGCGGCTATGCCCGTCGAGGCCCAACAGCTGGCCTGGCAAGCCAAACATTGGCGCAACCCCACCGAGCTAATTATCCGTCGCCAAGGGCGATTCTGGAACGTCGTGGAAGAACACTACAATAACGAGGAGACTGTAGCGTGAGCAAGAAACCCCCCAAGAAACACCTCTGGTCGGTGGACGTTCCGGCGCAAGCCCCCGGCCCGCTAGATTATGCGCTGTCGTATGCCCGACTCGGCTGGGCGGTGTTGCCCGTGTGGTCGGTCACCCCGGAGGGGAAGTGTCGTTGCGGGCGCTCGGACTCCGACCCGGGCCACAAGGTGGGCAAACACCCCCACAGCCAACTCGCCCCCCACGGACACCTGGACGCCACCACCGACGAGCAGACCCTGCGCGACTGGTGGGCGGCGGACCCCGAGGCCGGGGTGGGTATCAGCCTCAGCTCCTCGGGACTCTTGGCGCTTGACATAGACCCCCGCAACGGGGGCGACGAAACCCTCGCTAAGCTGGAGGCCGAACACGGGGTGTTGCATTCCGACTGCGTGGCCGTTACGCAGGGCGGCGGGGAACATCGTCTGTTCCGTGCCGACCCGGCCCACACCTATCCCGGCAACCTGGGGCCGGGGCTGGACCTCAAGCACCACGGCTACGTGTGCGTAGCGCCCACCCTGGGACCCTCGGGCGAATACCGCTGGGCCGAGGGCGGCTCGCCCTTGTCCGCGGGGCGTCCGGCGCAACCTTCGGCGCTCCCGGAGTACATCCGCACCCGGGGCCGCACCGAGGGCCAGTACAGCCTAACCGAACGCTCGGGGGTGCCCGTGGCCACGGCGCAGACCTTTGACGACCTGCGGTCGGCCCTGGAACACATCTCCGCCGACGACTACACGCTCTGGGTGAACGTGGGGATGGCGCTCCGGCCCTACGGCGAGAACGGCTACCGGATATGGACCGAGTGGTCGGGCAAGTCGAGCAAGTTCGACGCCGGGGCGCAGCGCAGAAAGTGGGAGCGGGACCTGAGCTCACCCCACAGCATAACCTACCGTTCAATATTCCGCATCGCGCTGGATTCGGGCTGGTCGGGCACCTCGCCCCCGAACACTACCACCCCCCACTCACCCCCCACGACGGTGCACCCGCTGTCGCTCGTCAACAACGTGGGCTCCGGGGCGGCGGGCTGTGACCCGGTGGAGTTCCTGTTTGACGACTTCATGAGCACCGGCATTAACGTAGTGTCGGGTGCCCCGGGGGTGGGCAAGACCACGCTGGTAATACCCCTGGCGCTGGCCGTCGCTCACCTCTGCCCGCCGGACTTCCCGCTCCGGCCCGAGGTGCGCCGCAACGTGATAATAGTGACGGAATCCGCCGCCCAGGTGCGCCAGGTGGTTTACTCGGTGTACCGCTGGGGCTACACCGGGCACCGTGCCGAGGAGTTCGACCTACGGGTGCGGGTAATCCCCGCCCAGCGCCTGGACGCGAAGATAGTGGCCGGCATAGCCGAGGAATACCGGGCGTGGACAGTGGACAACCCCACGGCGTCCGGTGGGGTATACGCCGCGCTGCCCCTCGTGGTGCTGGACACCGCCAACGCCGTGTTCGACCTCGAGAACGAAAACGACAACGCCGAAGTGGGGCGCGCAATGGCCTACGTAAAGCAGTCCTTCTCAGCCTTCCCGGTGGTCATAGTGGCCCACACCGCCAAGGCGCTCGGCCTCGGGGAGGCCGACTACCTCACCCCCCGAGGAGCGTCAGCGTGGATGGGGGACGCGCACGGGGTGTACTCAGTGTTTAAAGACGGCGACGCGGCGGATTCTCCCCGAGTTATGAAGGCGGGCAAGGTGCGCTTTACCCCGCGCTGGGGCGAGCTGACTTTCGAACTCGTAAAGAACAAAGAGACCCACCCGAACGTGCTCGAACAGCCCCGAGACGTCTGGTTTGCGCACGCCGTGGCCCGCCCCCTAGAGACAGGCGCTCGGGAGGCTCTGAGGGAGGAGAGGAAACACAGCCGCGAGGAGCAAGACTTTGAGGACCTGCTACAGGCCGCCTTGGACCTGGTGCGGGCGAATCCGGGTCGAGGCCAGTCGGCGCTGGAACAGGTGCCGATCTCTCAAGGCGGGCTGCGCGGCGGGAAAGAGAAGAAAATGCGCGCCTTCGAACACCTCAAAACGGACGGGCGGCTGCGCGAAGTGGCGTTAGAAAAGCCCAATAAACGCCAAACCTCTACCCTAGAAGTTGACGAGGCCCAAGTGGCCGCCCGGCGGGGCGGGGGGCTTTCGCTGTAGTTAACAAAAACAACAACCTACCTAAATAAGTTCCGAGCTTATTTAGGGCTTTTATGGGGTTTTTGTGCGTTAGAAGCGTTGGAGCCAGAGCCTAAATAAGTTAATGACTTTTATGGGTTTCAGCCAACCTAAATAAGCTCTGTTTAATTATGCACTTACCTAAATAAGTTCCGAGCTTATTTAGGGCTTTTATGGCCCGAGAGCCAAAACCCGACAATCAGCGCGTAGTGGGGGACCCCTCCAGGGTCCCCACGCAGAGTGATTGGAGCGCGAGGGGGGTGGGGGGTGTTGTTTTTTAAAATAAGTTAAGGTATACTCTCTCGTAAGAGAGAGGTCGAAAACTTTTATGGACTAAGTGTTTTTTGTGATCACCCTGAATGCCTGCCGTGTGTGTGTTTGTTCAAACAGAAAGAGCGAGCTGAATTCCGCCCCTTGAAATGAAAAAACAAAAACCCCCGCCGCCCCCTGCTCGCAAGAGCCCCGCCCCCTCCCCCGCCCCGAAGCTTAAAAAGTCCGCCGGACGCCCCCGCACCCATGACCGCGAGGCGTTGATGCGGGTCATCTGCGGGCACCTCTGCGCGGGCGTTTCGCTTGACACCGCCGCCCGCAAAGCCGACCCCCTGCTCCACCCCTCGACGGTGCTCACGTGGGTTGAAAAAGACCCCCAAGGGATTGGGCAGGAGTACGCACGTGCGCGTAAGGTAGGATATGAGCTGATGGGCGACCGCATCACCCAGGTGGCCGCCGAGACCCACGCCATGGCCACCGTGCACGCCACGGACAGTTTCAATACCCCGCTGTTTAACGCGGACGGCTCGCCGGTGCTTAAAGATGTGGTGATGACGTTGTCGTCGGAGGTCATCGCGCACAAGCGCCTTGTGGTGGACACGATGAAGTGGCAGCTGAGCAAGATGCTCCCCAAAGTGTACGGCGATAAAGTGGTCCAGGAAGTTACCGGCAAAGACGGCGGCCCAATCAGCACCGTGAATCAGACCGTGTACCTTCACGGATTGAGCGACATTGAGCTCGAGCAGATGAACGCCCTGCTCGCCAAGGCTGTACCCCCTCCTGCCAAAGAATGAACGCGCCGCTCTCACCCAGCGTGATGCGCGAGCTGGTGGCTCGGGAGATAAAAAGACGGGAGTACCAGAAGGACCTCTACGCGTTCGTCAAAGCCGCGTGGCCAGTCGTAGAGCCGGGGGTGCCGTTCGTGGCCTCGTGGCATATCGAGGCTATCTGCGAGCACCTCGAGGCGGTTAGCCGGGGGGACATTAAGCGCCTGCTAATCAACATCCCGCCCCGGCACAGTAAGTCCACGATCGTGAGCGTGATGTGGCCGATGTGGGAGTGGACCTTCGACCCGCAGCAGAAGTACCTTTGTGCGTCGTACTCCTCCACGCTGAGCATCCGCGACAACCTGAAAGCCCGGCGGTTGATTCAGTCGCCCTGGTTTCAGTCATTCTGGGGAGATCAATTCCATCTTGCCGGTGACCAGAACGCCAAGCAGCGGTTCGAGAACAGTCGCACCGGCTACCGGATAGCCACCTCGGTGGGGGGCACCGCGACAGGGGAAGGCGGTTCGCGGCTCATCCTGGACGACCCACACTCCGCTCAGGAGGCCCAGTCGGACCAGATGCGCCAGACCGCGCTGGAGTGGTTCGACGTCGTGTGGTCAACGCGGCTGAATGACCCCAAGCGCGACGTCATGGTGGTTATCATGCAGCGCCTGCACGAATCCGATATCTCAGGCCACATCCTGGACGATATCCTGGGCTGGGAGCATCTGTGTATCCCCGCCGAGTGGGACGGGCGAGCACGACGCACCGTGCTCGGCGCTTACGACCAGAGGACCAAGAAGGGCGAGCTCATCTGCCCCGAGCGGTTCGGCACCAAGGAGGTCACCCAGCTCAAGCAGCTGCTCGGGGAGTACGGGGCGTCCGGTCAGTTGCAGCAGGACCCCGTGCCGGCGACGGGGGGTATGCTCAAAGTGGCGTGCTTTAAGCAGTGGCCACACGACAAGCCCCTGCCGCAGTTCGAGTACATCATTCAGTCCTACGACACCGCATTCACGGAGAAGACCACGGGCGACCCGACCGGGTGCGAGGTGTGGGCGCTGTTCTCGCTGGCCGGCAAGCGCCAAGGGATGCTGATAGACGCCTGGGACGAGCACCTGTCCTACCCCGACCTGCGCAAGCGCGCAATCAAGGACTACAACACCGAGTACGGCGGCTCGGTCAAGGGCGGACCGTTCGTCAAGGCCCGCAAGCCCGATAGGGTTCTAGTGGAAGCGAAGGCCAGCGGGCAATCATTGCTGCAGGACTTAGCGCTTGCCGGAATCCCGGCACGGGGCTATAATCCGGGCAACGCGGATAAAGTCGCTCGGGCGCACCAAGCCGCCCCCACGCTGGAGATGGAGATACTGTGGATACCAGAATCCAAAAAGAATCCAGGCCAATTCGTGAGCTGGGCACAGCCGTTCCTGAAACAACTGGCCAAGTTCCCGGTCGCTGCGCACGATGAATACGTGGATTGCTTCACCCAGGTGGTCATCTTCCTCAAGGACGAGGGCTGGTTCACGCTGCCCAAGGCCACCGTGCGTGAGGCTGACAGTGCGCCGCGCAAAGTCCACGTGAATCCGTACGCTGCTTAATCATGCCTTGGCCTTCTACTCGTTCCGTACTCAACGTACTCAAGTCCCTGGGGGCGGATTCGCCCTTGGCTCGGCTGGAGAACACCGTGCGGGCGGCTACCACGACTCCGGAGGGCCGCATACTGACGCGCAGCTTCTCCCCGGAAGAGCTCCAGGCACTGAACAACGCCAAGGTGATAATGCGGCGCAGGTCGATGTCCGACATCACGGGGCCAGACCGTCGGTTCAAGAGCGTCCACGAGTCCAAACGCACCGGCGCGGCGGCTGGCCCTAAGGCCAGCGCCGAGGTGCGGGCCGAGAGGGAACCGGAGATGTTCGGCTCGCAGGGGCAGACCTACGGCTACATGACGGAAGATCCTTTCAGTACCTTGAAAGTACCGCTGACCGATTACTACCCGAAAAAGGGCAGTAGCTTCATCGCTCCCGAGAATATGCTCCCGCAGTACGGGCAGTACGCCTTCGAGCTTCACCCCGAGGCCCGGAGTCGTGCCACGTTGACGCTGGACGACTCCCTGGACCGCACCCGAGGCGGTTCCGCCAGGGCGTCTGACTTGTTGTCCGGCGTGTCGGGCGAGTACAACACCATCGGGGTTCCGGGTAGTCAACTCTGGGAGCTCGCCCAGAAGTACGACGCAGCGCGTCGACGGGTGGCCGAGTCGATTGGTCCGCATAGCGACGAGTGGGCCGTAAATGACGCAATGAAAGCTCAAGGCCTGCCAGAGGACTTCCGCCACGTGCTCCGGGAGCATAATCTTGGAGTCATCGGAAACAAACACCTCTACGCTTCGTATTTCGCCCGGCAGCTACCGCGTGAATTGACTGACCTGAACAAACTACCGCTGTTGCCCACGGAAATAAAACACCTAAGCCGTGAGCCGCTAGCTGACGTGTTGAACCAACGCAATCCCTACTCATATATCGAGGCCCAAGTGCACGGGGACGTTACCCCGGACATGCTTTCCCGGGTGTACGACCTCGGCTACGAGCCGAGTCTCGCGGCGGAGAAGGCGGCTAAGAAGGTCGGCATTGAATATGTACCGCGCCCACGCGCTGCGTACGACGACATCACGGCTGCCAATCCCAAGACCCGAGGCGAGTTCTACGACCTGGCGCGAGACCTCGGGGTGATAACCGACAGCGACCGGCGGCACCTGCTGGATTATGGCCCGGTCCGTAAATTTTACGGTGAGGCGCGTGACGAACCGATGCCTCCGTTCGGACGCAGTTACGTCCGAGGGGGCTTAGTGCAGAAGTATAAGGCGGGGGGGAGGGTAAAGAAGCCGATCTGGGACAAAGCCCGACCCAAAAGCCTCGGCGCGAGCCAGCCGCTCTCCTCGGCGGCTAAGTCGGCGGCTAAAGCGGCGGCCAAGAGCGCCGGACGCCCCTACCCTAACCTGGTGGACAACATGAGAGCGGCGGGGAAGAGATGACCGACCGCGTTGACAAGGCCAGTTTGCCGCTGAACCAACCCCGGCGCACCCCGAGCCATCCCACTAAGTCCCACATCGTGAAAACGAAAGTGGACGGTAAGGAGAAGATCATTCGCTTCGGTGAGCAGGGGGCGAGCACGGCGGGCAAGCCCAAGGCGGGCGAGTCCGAGCGTATGGTGGCCAAGCGCAAGTCCTTTAAGTCACGTCACGCTAAGAACATCGCCAAGGGGCCGAGCAGCGCCGCGTACTGGGCCAACCGGGTCAAGTGGGCTGCGGGGGGCTTGGTTGAGGGCTACCAAACAGGTGGAATTACCAGAGAAGCGGTGAAGTCTGCGCCGCTTGCGTCGTATCAAACTGCGTTCTACGGCAATCCGAATCTCGCCCAGCAGGGTGCCTTAGCTCGGAACAAAGTTCAGGTGCCGACTAGCGTGATGGATCCCCGGTATGCAGCCTGGAAAAAGTCCCAGGACCAAGCCGAAGAGCTCGACATCCTTTCGGGCGTGTTGGGCGGGGGCTTGGGCGTAGCCGGGGCGCTCCTACGGGGGGCGAGGGGGGTGGCGAGTGCTGACAAGATTGCGTCCGCCCTCCGTTCAGGCCGCATAACCCCCGACGAGGCCCAGACCATAGCCCACTGGCGCTCGCTCGGCGCGACCAACGAGGCCCGCGACAACGCGCTGCGCGTTCAGCAGTGGCGCGAAGAGGCGCGGCTGAATTCACCGCTGAACCAAGAAGCCGCACGGCTGAATGCGGGCGAGCCTCAGAAAATGCTTCAGGGGCTGTACCGGGGCTATTCGGGAGACCGTGCGGGTGCCGAGGAGATATGGGGCAGCCCGCAGAAGAAAGTAGCGGACTACTATGCGGCTCGACGCGCTGCGGAGAACGCGGAGGAGCCGCACGTGGAGATGTTGATGGTGGACCCGTTCAACGCCAAGGTGAACAAGTCGCTGGGCATTCCGATGGACAAATTCAACCGCGAGCCGGGCGTACAGACCCAGGCTAGAGGTTACGCTCTGGAGAACATTGATTCTCGCATCCCGCTGTACGCTCGCGGCGGACTGGCTCGTTACAAGGAGTGCAACTGTGCCTAGCCCGCTGACGCTGATTAAGTGGTTGCGCTCGAACGTGGCTAAGACCGCCCCCGAGCTGGAGGCGCTCCAGACCGCTATGGCCAAGCGTATCGCGTTGGAAGAGGCCGCCAAGTCGCGTTTCAGCCAACCGGACGTGCCCGCCGAGCTGACGCTGAAGCATGGCTCGCCGTACAAGTTCGACAAGTTTGACTTCGAGGCCAACCTGCGTAAGGGTGAGGGAGCGATGGCCTTCGGGCCGGGCGGCTACTTGACTGGGCACGACCCGCTGGCCCGGGAGTATGCGCGTAACCTGTACGCTAAGAAGATTGACTTTGAGGGCAGGCATCAGCAGATGAAAGAAGCCCTACGGCAAGACCCCCAGGCTGCTGCAGAGTACCTGCGGGCGATCAACGTGGGCAAGGTCACGGGGTTGGGCGGGGATACCCCTCCAGCGATAGTGTCCGCCGTGGTGCCGCCCAGCCTCCCGCCGCACATTCGTGCCCGGCTGGGGGACGCTGAACCGAACGTGAATTACTGGGGGCACCCCCGCTTCGGCTTCAAGTCCACGGTGAGCTTTGAGGACTTTTCGCCCTACACTCAAGCCCTGTTGAACGCGGGGTTGGACCCGGCCATGCTCAAACGGCGCATCGGGGCCGGAGGGGTGTCGCCGGAGGAGGCGGTGCGTATGGGGCGGGAGATGCGCAGCTCGCTGCAAGACGCCCCCGGAGTGCGCCCTCGTATTCAAGAGCGCCTGGAGTTACAGCCCGGCCAGTATGGCTCATTCAGCGAGCTGGCCCAGGAAGTGGGCCGAGCGCCCGAGTTTTACGTCCCAGGGCTGTACAAGATTCGCCAGAATCTGAATTCCACCTACCGAGTAGCCGAGGGCAAGCCCGGCTCGACGGGGTATTCACCGAGCATGAAGGGGGCGTTCGACCTACGCAACCCCGGCACGGGGGCGACCGACGAGCTGGCGCGGCGGGTGTACTCAGCGCCACTGAACGCGAGCCTAGCGGACCTGGTGCCTTACGACTTCCCGCTGTCTTCGGCCACTCCGGAGCTAGTGGGGCGGCTCTCACAGCTCGGGGAGAAGTACGGGGTGCTCGACCAGCTGACCCCGGACATGGTCGGCAAAGACGCCCTGGACCTGTTGTACGAGGGTATCGGCGGTGGGGCGTTGGACAAGATGCGCGCCTTCAAGGAGGCCCAGATCCCGGGGCACTTCTTCCTCCGAGGCGGGCGGCGCAACGGGTTGCCCGAGCAGATTCGGCCCGACGACTACAATTACGTAATCTATGATCAGGACAAGCTAGGCACTCCGGACGTTACGGAGTTCAGCCGAGGTGGGAGAGTATAATGGCCGATGAAATCAAAGCCTCCCCGCAGGGGGCGCTCGCCGGGTTTTTGGGCTCGCTGGGGCAGACCGCCTACCGAGCGGGTCGGGGTATGGACGAGGGTATGCAGCCCCTCCGAGCTAACCATCCCGTAAAGACCACGCTGGCCGAGTTCCTGCTCGCTTCGCCGCTGCGCTCGGCGGGTAACGCGCTGCAGGACTGGACGGGCACCCCGAGGTACATCACCCCTGAGGAGCCGTACGCCAGGCTGTTGAGCGGGAAAGGTATGACCACGCGGCTCGACCCGAGGGTGCTGGACGTGGCGGAGTTCGCGTATCCAGTGGCCGGGCGGTTGATGGGCACGATACGGGGGTTGCCCGCCGCGTTAAAGGACGCCGCCCTGGCCGCGTACGGGCCAATGGCCACCGCGAGCTACGCGATTAAACCCAAGGGCGGCAACTGGCTACCCGAAGGCACGAAGGCTCTTGAAAGTTTGAAACCTCACCGATATGCCGCTGATGACAAGAAGATGTTTGAGGCAGAGTTGGCTGACTTGATGGAGCAGGAGGCCCGAACTCCGGGGCGTAATGCTGCTCGTATTCCGGTGGTTCAGGGATCTATTGCCGAGATAAACCGCCACATTGAATTCAACAATTGGATTGACAAACAGCTAACCCGCTACGTCAAGAACGACATGGCCACGCCGGAAGACCCAATCAGGGCGTTGGCGGAGAAGGGGACGCTCCACTTCGACGCGCCGCAAGTGAATACCTACCAAGCGGGTCGGGATATGAAGCGTCAAGAATTTGCTGCTGGCAATGATGGAAAATGGGGATATGGAACAAGCCGGTTAGCGCAGAACTGGGAAGACGCCGCTGATGCAATCATTAACAAAGTTCCTGCGGAAAGGTATCAAAAGCAACAATTCAATCGCTTTGATATGACCAATGAGCCGGGATGGGAGTTCATTAATAAAATTTCTCCAGACACTCCGTTGTATGGAATCAACAATCCCTCCAGCGTTTTCGGTAACTCTATTGATTCGTTGGGATTCCCCCATCTGATTGACGAACTCCGCAACGCAACCAATCCTGCGTCTGGCCTGCCGCGAGAACTGATGCTAAAACCTGAGTCGTTGAGCAAGCTGTCTGTGCCGCAAGCTGTTGAGCGGGTGGCTAAGATCAACGAGTGGCGTGCGGCGCAGATGGAGGTTGCAAAAAAGGCATCGAGAGAAGGGATTCCTGTTCACAAGGAATATCCCGAGGGATATAAGTGGATGGCTTCCCCAGATACCGTTGCCGATGCAAAAGCTCTTCAGTACATCCAAGACGTTGGATGCGAAGGTGGTTGGTGTACGCAGGGTGAAAACTTAGCCAAACAATATGGCGGCGAAGGAAATCAACTGTATGTGCTTCACGACCCTAGTGGTAAAGCTGTAACACAGATATCGGTAGAGAAAAATCAAAATCCTTATCCCGTAAGCGGAGAGGCATTTGCCCGGTTGACTGGTCCGGAGAAAGCCGAATATCGGGAACACGTTATGCAATGGCGCAGGCGTAATCCTGACGTTGATGAATTGACAGATGAACATACGGCTCAAGCCTTGAAAGAAGCTGGAGTTCAACCGCAACCAGATCGTATCGTTGAAATCAAAGGCAAGCAAAACCGCGCCCCCAACGAGGAGTACCTGCCCTACGTGCAGGACTTTGTGCGGTCAGGCAAGTGGAGCGGTGTGGGTGACCCCGAAAATGCTGGGCTGCGTCGCTATTGGGATGTATTCAACGTCAACGAACAACGCGGTATTGAGGCTGCTGGAGAGGCTGTGCCTGAGCATGACTGGCTTACGGGGGAAGAAATCCAACGGCTGCACAATGCAATCTACCCCGAAGGCCAGCGCCTGACGTACGGCGCTCGGGGGAATATCGTCGACAACGGCCTGAAGCGAGGGGGGCTTGTAACGCAGGCTGAGATTGATGCTGCTTCAAAACCATACATGATGCCAGTCCCTAAACGCCGTGGATCCATTGATCTCAGTGGAGCAAAGGCTGCTGGGACAATGCTCTCAGGGATGGCTGCGTCTATTCCTGCTGGTTATGCCGGTGCGCTTGAGTTATTGCGTACTCGTGATCCGAAGATGGCGGCAGACGCTTCAGAGGCCATGCAGGAACGTTATATGTCTATCCCTGACGACCCGAGAACTATTGAAAAGGTTGAAGGGCTGGCTAAATATTTAGAGCCATTGAGCGTACCCGCTCAATATATAGGGGAGAAAGCATTACGACTATTCGGAGACCCGTTGGCGGCAACGGCTGCTGAAATGGTGCTGGATCCATTGAACTATCTTCCAGCTATTGGCAAGGCTCCTGCTGCGGCTAAGGCTGTGGGCAGGGCGGTATCAAAAATTGCCAACGCAGAACTGGCGGGGAGATCAGGCCTGAGCGGTCAGCGGGGCGCGATCACATATCACGGCTCCCCGCATCTACTACCGCCCACCGCTAAGAACCCGCTGGGCGAGTTCGACCCGACGAAGATCGGAACCGGGCAGGGGGCGCAAACTTACGGGCATGGTCTGTATGTAGCAGAAAACCCAAAGGTGGCTGACCGCTTAGAATATAGAGATCCACACGGGCTATATGCTAGAATCACAGGAGATATGAATAATCGGGAAGAGTTCGCCCATGACATGCTTTCTCAAGGCAGAAAACCAGCTGACGTTTTTCAAATGATGAAACAAAAATATGGGCAGTTTTTCAATGACCGTATGCTTTGGGCTGATTTAGACAAAGTTTCTCCTAAGGGCAACCTTTACAAAGTAGATCTACCTGATGAACACATAGCCAGGATGTTGGATTGGGACAATACGCTGAGTGAACAGCACCCCCACATTCAAGATATTATAAATAAAATAGCTGACGCCGATTCAGCGCGGTATGGTGAAGGCGGGGGTATGGATTACTACCGAGGCGATCCTGATAGCCACAGCGGAGAAAGCATCTATCGTTATTTACAAGAGCAAAACGATACCCCAAAACAAGCCTCCGAGTTTCTTCGCCAAAAAGGAATCCCAGGCCTCAAGTACCTAGACGCGGGCTCTCGCGAGGCTGGGGAAGGAACCCGAAATTTTGTTGTCTTCCCAGGCAGTGAAAGCCTTATGAACATCCTTGAGCGCAACGGGGTGACTGCAGAAAGTTTGAGAAACTCAGCCCCGTCCACCCGGATGCCCGAGAAAATTGTTGGAGCATACTATGACGCTGAAAAATTTGCCTCCGGAGGCTTAGTAGAGTATCATCCGCTGGACGTGGACGCTCGCGTTGACGAACTGAAGAGAGAACTATTCAATGGCTGATCAAAACAACGAGCTGCAAGATGATGACGATCCGGTCCTAGCCCAGGCCCGCGCCGAGGGCAAGAAGGCCCGTCGCCCCAAAGTAGACGAGGATGACGATGAAGGCGAGACCGTTCAACTGGACATGTTCGGCGAGGGCGAAGAGGCCGAAGTCGAGGACACCGAGGACGGTGGGGCTATAGTCCGGCTGCAGGGCGAGGAGCGCAAGGCGAAGATGCTGGAGCACTTCGCCAACATCATTGACGACATTCCCCCCTCGGCGCTGACCAAGGTTATCTCCGACCTCGTGACCAAGCTCGAGCGCGACAAGGAGGCCCGCGCCAAGCGCGACAAGCTGTACGAAGAGGGCTTGCGGCGCACCGGGCTAGGGGACGACGCCCCGGGCGGTGCCCAATTCACGGGCGCTAACAAAGTCGTCCACCCGATGCTCATCGAGGCGTGTGTTGACTTCTCGGCTCGGGTGATGAAAGAGCTCTTCCCCGCCAACGGCCCGGTTAAGAGCAAGGTGCACGGTATATCCGACAAAAAGAAACTCGAGAAGGCTCAGCGCAAGGCCGAGTTCATGAATTGGCAGACCACCGAGCAGATGCCCGAATTCCGAGGCGAACTCGAGCAACTGAGCACGCAGCTCCCGTTGGGCGGGGGGCAGTACCTGAAGATGAATTGGTCCAAGCAATCCCAGCGCCCGGCGGTGGAGTTCGTGGCCATTGACGATATACTGCTGCCGTTTGCCGCCACCAACTTCTACACAGCCGAGCGCAAAACCCACGTCCAGTACATCACCGAGCAGGAGTACCGCGCCCGCATCAAGGCCGGCATGTACATCGACGTAGACCTGCCCTCGCCGGAGGAACCCGAGTTCAGCAAGGCTGAGCAGGCTAACATGAAGATTGAGGGCAAAGAGGCCTCGAGCTACAATGAGGACGGCCTACGGACCATCTTCGAGATTAGCTGCCTGCTCGACATCGAGGAGGAAGACGATTTCAAGCCCTACATGTTGACCGTGGACAAGACCACCTCGCGGGGGCTTAGTTTGTATCGCAACTGGGAAGAGGACGACAAGCTCACCCGCGAGCTGGATTGGATTGTTGAGTTCCCGTTCGTGCCCTGGCGGGGGGCGTACCCCATAGGGCTGACCCACATGATTGGGGGGTTGAGTGGGGCGGCTACCGGGTCGCTCCGGGCGCTGCTCGACTCCGCCCACATTCAGAACATCCCCACCCTGCTCAAACTCAAGGGCGGGCCTAACGGTCAGACCCTGAACCTGCAGCCCACCGAGGTGGCCGAGATTGAGGGCGGGGCGATGGTGGATGACATCCGCAAACTCATCATGGCGGTGCCGTTCAATGGCCCCAGCCCGACGCTGTTCCAGCTGCTAGGGTTCCTGGTAGACGCGGGCAAGGGTGTGGTGCAGACCTCGTTCGAGAAGCTCTCCGAGAGCAACCCTAACATGCCCGTCGGCACCACGGTGGCGTTGATCGAGCAGGGTATGGTGGTGTACAGCTCGATCTTCGCCCGCATGCACAATTCAATGGGGCGGGTGTTCAAGATTCTGCACCGCATCAATTCGGCCTACCTGACCGAGGAGATTTTAGAGGCTCAGTGCTCGCACTTAGACGTCGAGCCTGAGGACTTTGACGCGCCGATGGACGTAGTGCCGGTGAGCGACCCCGCCATATTCAGCGAGACTCAGCGGTTCGCGCAAGTGCAGGCCATACTGCAGCGGTCGGCGGTAGCGCCACAGATGTACGACCCGCGCAAGGTGGAGGAGATGTTCCTCCGCGCCATGAAGGTCAGCGACGACGTGTTGCAGCCCGCGCAGGGCAAAGAGGACATGGACCCGGTGAGCGAGAACGTAGCGGCGAGCATGTCCCGCCCCATCTACGTTCTGCCCAAACAGGACCACATGGCCCACATCCGTGTGCATATGCAGTTCCTTGAGTCGCCCGTGTTCGGTCAGAACCCGATTATCATAAGGCAGTTCCTCTATCCGATGAGCGGACACCTCCGGGACCACCTGCTCAATTACTACCTCACCGAAGCCCACCGCGTCGTGGAGGAAGGCACCCAGGAGGGTCTGATACCGGAAGATGCGATGGTTCAGGCGCAGGTTATTCAGCGCACTCAGATGTTCCTCGAGCAGCGGCTCGGCCAGTTCGCGCAGAAGCTGGCCGCTATCGACCAGGCCGCTCAACAGTTCCGCCCCCAACCGCCTATGCCCCCCGACAGCTCTATGCAGATAGCGCAGTTGGGCGCTCAGCTCAAGGGCCAGGAGTTGGCTCAGCGTCAACAGTCCGAGCAGCAGAAGCTCGGCTTCCAGCAACAGTCCGAGCAACAGAAACTGGCCGACGCCGAGCGCGACCGCCAGGCCGAGCTGGAGCGCGAGAAGCTACGGCAGGACGCCGAGAACGCTCGCACTACCCAGACCGACACCATACGCTACCGTATGAACGTCGAGGACAACCAGACCGCCCTCCAGCTCGCCGAGCTAGAGGTAGCGACCGGGGAGAAGTTTTCCGTAAGCACAGGCACCGGTATAAACCCCGGAGTCTGATTAACCCGAAAGGAGCAGTGAGATGAAAAACGACAAACCTAAGCAGTCCGCCGTGAGCGAGATGGCCAGCCCCAAGGTCAACATGCATAAGCGCCTGGCGATGGGCGAGAACCTGGACGGTATGTCCCTGCAGTCCAAGGGCAGCAAAGCCCCCGCGAGTAAGAGTAAACCCACCCCCGCATGATCGACTCCCGAGACATCGCACGGCTGAAAGCGGCTCAGGCCGCGTTCGTCTCCGAGGCGTTGAACCGCCCCCAGGAGAAGGACGCCTTTGAGTACGGGTTCCGTTGTGGGGTGAACGAGGGCTACAACCTGGCTCTTAAGGAGCTCCTGAAACTCAACGAAGAGGAAATGAAAAGCGATGACAAACTCTGACAAAGAGAACGCACTGGCGGAGGCTTTCCCGGCGGTAGACGCAGGGGTGCAGCCTTTCGGTAGCCGTGTTCTGGTGCAGATTCGACAGCCCAAGCGCAAGAGCGCCGGGGGAATACTGCTCGACTCGGGGACGCAAGATACCGAGAAGTGGAACACCCAGGCCGCCAAGGTCGTGAGCATGGGGCCGCTGGCCTTCAAGAACCGCAACACCATGGAGTCGTGGCCCGAGGGCACGTGGTGCGCGGCGGGGGAGTTTGTGCGGGTGCCCAAGTACGGCGGCGACCGCTGGGAAGTCAAGCTGGGCGGCGAGAACATCGCGCTGTTCGTTATTTTCAACGATCTCGACATCATCGGTCGCGTTACCGGTGACCCGCTCGAGATGCGTGCTTTCATCTGACCCAAGGAGATGATCAATCATGGCAGCTAAAGACCAATTGGTAGAAGACGACGAGAAACCCGGTACGGAGGAACTCATTATCACCGAGACCCCGCCAAGTGCAGCTGGGGGGGACGAGAAGGAGCCGAGTCAGCGCGGTGCCTCCGCTCAGGACGAAGCTGAAGACGACCACGACGAGGAGGACGAGCGCACGGCTCGTACGTCCGAAGACAGCACCGGCGACCCCGAGCGGGACGCTATTCGCGAACGTCGTCGAGTCGAGAAAGTCGAGCGCAAAGTACGGCGCGAGGAGGCTATTCGACGCGACAAGTTGGAGTTGGACTTTTTGCGCCGCCGCAACGACGACCTCGAGCGCCGGGTGGGGAGCGTGGAGGCCGCTACGCAGAGCACCCAGCGGGCCACTCTCGAGCAACAGCTCAAAACCACGCAGGAGGAGATCCGTATGGCCGAGAACGTCATCGCCAAGGCGGTGGCGGCGGGCAACGGCGAGGACGTCACGCAGGCTATGCGCTACCGTGACCAGGCTATCGGCAAGGCCAACCAGCTCGCGGCGGTACGCCACCAGGCCGAGCAGCGGGCTAAGGCACCCCCCGCCCCGGCTGAACAGGCTATCGACTCGCGCACCCTGGCCCACGCCCAGTCGTTCATTAACGAGAACACGTGGTACGACCCCCAAGGGCGTGACGAGGATTCAGCGGTAGTGTTGGCGTTGGATTCCACGTTAGCCCGCGAAGGCTTCGACCAGGCCAGCCCCGAGTACTGGAAAGAGCTGCGCACCCGCGTGGCTAAGCGCATGCCCGAACGGTTCGCCTCCGAGTCCCAGGCCGAAGAACGCAGGCCGCGTGGCGGACCGCAGCTCGGCTCCGGGCGTCAACACGCCCCCGAATCCACGCGCCGCGAGGTCTACATCAGTCCCGAGCGCAAACAGGCGTTGGTGGACGCCGGGGTGTGGGATGACCCCGTGTTGCGTCAGAAATACGTTAAGCGTTATTCCGAGTACGACCGTCAACAGAAAAGCAACGCGTAACTTTGAGCTTGCCTTTTCTAAAATTATGCCGTATAATCATTTTCATTCGCTGATAAGGAGCGATTAACATGTCCGACGAACGCTTGAAAAAAGACGTATCCGCTGAAACCCGAGGGAGCCGTGCAGCTGCTGACCGAGCCGCTACGCAGGACCGTGCTCTTTCCGATGACGAGCGGGTTGAAATGTTCAGGCAGCAGTTTTTTCAGTCTGCCCTTCCCGACTTACCGAAACTCCCCGGCTGGCATTGCTGCTGGCTGACCACCACCAACCCTCGCGATTCCGTCCAGATGCGTATACGTCTGGGCTACGAACCTATCAAGCCGGAAGAAGTCCCCGGCTGGGAGTACGCCTCCATCAAAACTGGAGAGTGGACCGGGTTCATTGGCGTGAACGAGATGTTGGCTTTTAAGCTCCCGTTGTCGCTCTACGAGCGCTACATGACCGAGTCGCACCACGACGCGCCCATGAGGGAAGAAGAAAAGCTAGCCTCCGTGACCGATATGATTCGCGAACAGGCTGAACAAGCCGGGTCCAGGGTGATGCAGGGTGACGGAATGGCCGAGATAGGGAAACAGCGCCACGCTCAGTTCGAACTGAGTTGAGCGCACATTCAACCTAATCGGAAAAGGAGTACGCGACTATGTCCTCGACTAGCGCCGCTTTTGGCTTCCGGGCTTCGTTCCACAACAGTGGACAGATGCGCCCCAAAGCCTACACCATCGCCACCGGCTACGGCTACAACGTCTTCTCGGGTGACCCCGTCAAGCTCGTAGACGCTGGTACTGTCGAATTGGGCACCAGTGATGGTACTCGGAGCGGCACCGTGGGTGGGATTCTTCTGCTCGGCATCTTTGCCGGTGTGGAGTTCCTCGACTCTACGGGTAAACCGTCTATCTCGCCTTTTTGGACCGCCTCGACCACTGCAACGGACGTTCGTTGCTATGTGTACGATGACCCGGAAATGCTGTTCGACGTTGAATACCCCAACCCTAGCCCTGCTACCACGGTGCAGACCGCAGTGGGCGAGGAGTGCGACTGGACGGTGGCTTCGCCGGGCGGTTCCACACGCACTGGACTCTCCAACACGTACCTGACCGTTATTCAGTCGACGTCTGGGCAGTTCCAAATCACGGGCTTCGGTTACGGAGCAGACAATTCACTCACTGACGCGTATGTTGTAGCTACTGTTCGGATCAACGAACATATCTACAAAGCAGCCGTCAACTCGATCTAAAAGGAGGGCTGAAAAATGGCAACCCCAATGCGCAGTACCGACTTTAGGTCGGTTGTCGAGCCTATCCTCAACGAGGTGTTCGACGGTGTTTACGAACAGCGGGCTGACGAGTGGAAGATGGTGTTCCGCGAGCAGAAAGGCATCCCACGCAACTACCACGAAGAGCCGGTGCTTTACGGCTTCGGGGCGGCCCCGGAGCTGCCCGACGGTATGGCGGTCACGTACCAATCCGGTGGCGTGCTGTTCCTTCAGCGCTACCTCTACAAGGTCTGGGGCTTGGCGTTCGCGCTGACCAAAGTCCTCGTCGAGGACGGCGACCACATTCGTATCGGTCAGACCTACGCCAAACACTTGGCCCAGTCTTTGATCGAGACGAAAGAGACGCTGTGTGCCAACATCCTCAACCGCGCCTTCAACGGCTCGTATGTGGGTGGTGACGGGGTGTCGCTGATTTCGGCGAGCCACCCCATCGTCAACGGCACCTTCAGCAACCAGCTCACCTCGGCAGCGGCCCTCAGCCAAACCCCGTTGGAGCAGATGTTGATCCAGATCCGCAACGCCGTTGACAACAACGGCAAGCGTATCCGCCTCAACCCGCTGAAGATTGTCTCCGGTCCTTCGAACGTGTTCCAGGCCGAAGTCCTGTTGAAGTCCGTCCTCCGGGCCGGCAACGCCAACAACGACATCAACCCGGTGCGCTCGATGGGGCTGTTGGCCGAGGGCCAGGGCAACCTGTCTCGTGTGACGTCGACCACCGCCTGGTGGGTGCAAACGGACGCTCCGGAAGGCATGAAAGTGCTGATGCGCCGGGGGCTGGAAAAGAGCATGGAAGGTGACTTCGAAACCGACAGCATGCGCTACAAGGCCACCGAGCGTTACATCCCGGGCTGGACCGATCCACGTGCGCTGTTCGGCACTGCGGGCATCTAACCCGAGACCAGGGGGCTTCGGCTCCCTGGTCTACTAAGGAGCACTACAATGCAAACCTATTTTGGTTCTACTCTGCGTGCGGGTTCGGGCACTTTGACTGACACGGTGGATGGGGGCTACGTGGTCATGTCTCAGACCGTGACCGCCACGACTGTGACCGGAGGTACGGCGGTAACTAGCTCTGTGTTTCTCCCCGCTAGCTCTCAGATCATTGACCTTAAAGTCGATGTGACTGTAGTGGCAGGGGGCGGCACCGCTACTACTCTGCCGATTACGGTCGGCACCGCTGCAGCGGGTACGCAGTACATGGCATCGACGGACGGATACGCTGGCGGTCGAATGGCGTTCTCGCCCACCACGGCGCAAGTCTTGGCTATGTCAGATATCGGCGCTAATCAGACTGTGTATCTCACCATTGACCCCAATGGTACCGTGACTGTTACCCAGGCGGTAGTTCGCCTCACGGTAACCTACGCTCAGAAAGTCTAAGGCTGGTAGTTCAAACCCTCGAGGGCTCAGGCTCTCGAGGGCTTTTTCAGGAGTTAAGCTATGCGTCTCATCGAAGTCTCAAAGAGCTTGACGGCGCTCGACCGTGACGGTATCTCGCTGGCGCAGCAGACCGCTGGAGCTGCCGACCTGACCCTCACCGGGGCGTACGCAACCGCCGGGGTGGCTACGCTGGAGTCCCAACGGATTGTTGGACTTTACTCGAGCGGCAACCTTAGTGCGATCACATTCACGGTATACGGAACTAACAGCGATCGAATCGAGATTTCCGAGGCTATTGCCGGCCCTAACAACAGCACCGTTTCAACCACCCAGAACTTTCTAACCGTCACCCGAGTGGCCACGTCGGCGGCGGTGGGTACGGACGTCGAAGTGGGCACTACCGGGGTGGGGGCTACCGCGCCGATAATCCTCGATCAGTACCTGACCCCGTTCCAAGTCACGCTCGGCGCGGTGGTCACGGGTACCGTTAACTTTACCGTCCAGTATACTAACGGTAATGTGTTTCCAGCCACCCCTGCGGGGTACACCAGTCTGGTGTGGTTGGACACTATCGCGGCGGGCGCTGTGAACGCCACCGGCACTCTCACCACCCCCGTGGGGGCTGTGCGACTCCAAATCAACTCAGGCCAAGGCTCGGTCGCGATGACCGTGCGCCAGGCCGGAATAAGGTGACGTGCCATGGGCAAAACCCTCAAATACGTTGATGAGTTTGACTTCGGTCCCCCCAAGGTTCAGGTCAAAAGCTACTCTAGGGGCGGTCCGATAAATAAAGCAAAGTACATGAAGTTTTCTGAAACAGGAAAGCCGATTGGTATGACACCTGTGACAAAAGCCGAAGGGGGCGCGGTCGACTCGGCAGACATCAAGCAGGACAAGAAGATGATCGCGGCGGCGGTACACAAGCACGAGCGCAAAAATCACCCTGGAAAACCCCTGACCAAGCTCCGCAAGGGCGGCGCGGTGCGCGAGAAAGCCACCGGAGAGCGTTACCCGAGCCGCGAGGCGATGGTCATGCACGAAGCCACCGAGACCCCGAGCATGCAGAAAGAAGAAATGGTGCGGCGCTCTAAGGTGGTTGCGCCCCGGCGGTCGGTGCCCGTTGCACCCGTAGGCCCGCTGTTGGCAATGAAGCACGGCGGAATGGCGAAAAAGAAGTAGTTGCCCGAATCAACTTCCTGCCCTATAATTCAGGTTAACAATGAGCCGAGCCAGCTGAAACAGCTGCCAAGCTAACACCCCTCAGACGGAGTTAGGATGGCTGTTTCAAACACTATCAGCGCCACCACTTTTAACACCAATCGGGTGGTGGATACCGCGTTCCGTCGTTGCCGGCTCAAGGCCCAGGCTATTACGGCGGAAATGCAACAGTATGCGCGGGATGCGCTATACCTGCTGCTCTCTGGTCTCGCCAACACCAAGACCCCTAGCTGGTGCATAGAGCGCCAGATTTATCCGTTCTATCAGGGTCAGCCTGTGGTCTCGCTTGACCTGGGCACCGTTGAGGTGCTCAACGCTAACTACCGCACCCTGCAAGAGCTCACCGGCACCACGGTTAGCTCAACCACTGAATATAAAGTCGATTTTGCTACCGCTGAGACCACGGCATCCACCGTCAACACGGTGGGGGTCAAATGGGCGGGGGCGGCGGTTGATTTGACATTCCAGGTTTCGGACGACGACGCAATTTGGATCACGGTAGGAACCCAAACCACCACAGCGGCCTCGGGCGAGTGGACGTGGACAGACATAACCCCCGCGCTGGCCTATCAGTATTTCCGCATCACCTCGGCTACCCCTCGGTTGGCTTCGCAGATTTACCTAGGGTGTTTGCCGCAGGAAATCCCTATGGGGCTGCTCAACCGGGACACCTACGTCGCGCAGAGCAACAAGGTGTTCGAGGGGCGGCCCCTGACGTACTGGTTTCAGCGCGACCGCATTCATCCTAAAATCAACCTGTGGCCCGCGCCTAACGACGCGGCTGAGCAGTGTCAGCTGATAATCTGGCGGCACCGGCACATTATGGACGTGGGTACGCTGCGGCAGGACGTAGAGGTGCCCCAGCGGTGGATGGAGGCCATAACAGCGGGTCTCGCCTCAAAGGTAGCCGCTGAGACGCCCGAGGTTGATATTCAGCTGATACCTATCTTGGACCAAAAGGCCGCCATAGCGCTGAACGAAGCCTGGGAGGGCGACAACGACGGTTCGCCTATCATTATTCAGCCGGGTATCTCACCCTACACACGATGAGCATATTCATCAACCCAGAAGGTCAACCTACGTTCGGACTGGCGCTCTGCGCCCGGTGCTCGCGTAAGTTCCCCCTGGCCGAGCTGCAGTCTGACCCTAACCTCCCCGCCCTCATGGTCTGCCGGGAGGACCTGGACGACTACGACCCGTACCGGCTCGCCCCACGCCCTCCGGACCAGATCACGCTGCCGTTCGTGCGTCCGGACCTCCCCCTCAATACCCATCCGTCGGGGGTCATAACCCAGGACGGCACACAGTTCATAGTGTCAGAAGACGGGCAGCGTTTCATTTACGTTCTCGACTGAAGAGCATGGTACAAGTTCCCTCAAACCTAATCCCCACCCGAGTGTCGCAGCTGCAGGTTGACCCTGCGCCTTCCACCTCGGGTTGGATGATGTACATTCGCGACGGTGTGAGTTACAAAGTCCAGCTGTCCTCCTTAGTATTACCGGGTACGGTTACGCAGGTTGACACAGGCACGGGCCTAACCGGAGGGCCGATAACGTCTTCGGGGACCATCTCGTTAGCGAGCACGGGGGTTTCGGCAGCGTCTTACGGCACGGCCTCCGCGGTGCCGACCCTGGCGGTTAACGCTCAGGGACAGCTTACGAGCGCCTCAAACACGGCGATAGCGATTGCGGCGAGCCAGATTACAAGCGGTATTCTACCTATTACGTATGGCGGCACGGGTGGGGCGGCTACTCCTGTGGCGGGGGCGGTGGCGTATGGCAACGGAACGGTATATGTGTTCACTGCTGCTGGAACTTTGGGTCAGGTACTGACTTCGGCAGGGGCGGGGACCCCGACATGGACTACCCCGACAACGGGAACCGTGACCAGCGTGACGGGCACTTCCCCGGTGGCCTCCTCGGGCGGCGCAACGCCAGCTATATCAATGCCGGCGGCCACCACGTCGGTCAACGGTTATCTGACGAGCACAGACTGGGCTACGTTCAACAACAAGGTCACCAGTGTTACGGGTACTGCGGGGCAAATCACAAGCACCGGCGGCGCTACGCCGGTCATTGATCTGGCTAGTGGGGTTGCTACGCCGGGCACAACGGGTTCTGCTGCTTTGGTACCTGTGGTCACGATCGACACCTATGGCCGTGTGACCGGCATCACCACGGCAGCTAACCCGCAAGGCACGGTCACAGCGGTTTCGGTAGCTTCGGCCAACGGTTTGGCGGGGACGTCTAGTGGAGGTGCAACGCCCGCCCTAACGCTATCCACCAGCATCACCGGCGTGCTAAAAGGCAACGGCACGGCTATCAGCGCGGCCACGAGCGGGACGGATTATGCCCCCGCAACTAGCGGAAGCAGCATTCTGTATGGTGACGCTGCGGGGGGCTTTTCAAACGTCACTATCGGAACGGGCGTTGCATTTGCCGGGGGAACGCTATCGGCAACGGGTTCTGGCGGCACGGTCACCAGCGTGACCGGCACTGCGCCGGTAGTAAGTTCTGGTGGTGCTACTCCAGCGATCAGCATGGCCGCTGCGACAACAAGCGTTAACGGTTACCTGACCAGCACCGATTGGACTACGTTCAACAACAAGCAGGACGAGCTGGTCAGCGGCACCAACATCAAGACAGTCAGCGGCACAACGCTGCTTGGTTCGGGTGATCTTGGAACGATCACCTACGCTTACGGCGGCACTGGTCTGACCTCATATACTGCAGGGGACATAATCTACGCCAGCGGCGCAAACACGGTTGCAAAACTTGCTATCGGCACCAGTGGGCAACGGCTTGTGGTTGCTGCTGGATTGCCAAGCTGGGCAACCGACGCGACAATTGGAACCGTCACCAGCGTTGCCCAATCCTTTACCGGCGGCCTAATCTCGGTAGCCGGGTCGCCAATTACAAGTTCAGGCACCTTGGCGTTGACCGTGGCCGGCACCTCGGGCGGTATTCCTTACTTTTCCAGCGCATCGACTTGGGCAACGTCTACCCTGCTCGCTGCCAGCGCACTTATGGTTGGCGGTGGGGCGGGGGCGGCTCCCTCAACGGTAACGACGGGAACCGGAGTGGTTACGGCTCTGGGCGTCAATACAGGCACGGCAGGGGCGTTTGTCGTCAATGGTGGGGATTTGGGTACGCCCTCCAGTGGCACGGTCACCAACCTGACTGGAACGGCTTCAATCAACATAAACGGTACGGTAGGGGCTACAACAGCCAACACCGGAGCGTTCACCACTCTGACGGCTTCGGCAGATTCAACTTTTTCTTCCACG